TGCGTGATGCATGGATTGCACATCCTGATCACACGATCCTCAAGGCACTTGTTGCCGAACGTGCGATCTTTTTCGTCTTGCTTCCCTTTTTCCGTTTCAATGGTGACGCTGGACTACGAACAGTCTCAGCAGACATCTCGCGGGATGAGCAAGTCCACGTATCAGCGAACTCGTTGATCTGCCGTGAACTTGGTCTTGAGGTTTCTCCTTCTTTGGATAAGCTCCGGAAGGCAACCATTAATTGGGTAATGCAACCTCTCAAGGCAAACAACCCCAATAAATATCTGAACAAAAAATTTTGGCTGGATAGCAGTGATCGCCTAATGTACGAAGGTAAAGCACCTGAGCTTGTAGAAACTAAGCGAGCACGTATGCCAGCGTTCTTTGAACATGCAAACCAGAACTTACCACAGTATGCCTGAATTTGGTCTTACTGTAAGGCGTCTTCTAGAAGAACTAGAAGATGTTTATCCACCCGTTAACCCCTCTCCTGACACACCGCTAAACCAGATCATGTATCGTGCTGGTCAACGCAGTGTGTTGGAGTGGATCGAAAACAGACTTGATGAGGAATCTTAATCATGGGCGCACAACGCCGACAACATCATAGACGCGAAGAAGCAAAACGTCAGGCTGGCATTGATAATACCGCTATGCGGATCGCTCAAGAGGCTGCTGCAGAACGTCAGCGGCAACAAATTCAAAGTATGCGAGACTTGGCTGAGTCTATGACTCCCGATTCACCACCTCGTCCTGTTCAAAGCACACTTGCTGCTAGCCGTACAGGTGTGCGTACTGCACGTTCGACTCGTGGCACTGTTCGCGGTCTTTCTAAAGGACTTGCTTCACTTCGTATCCCCCTTAACATCGGTGGTGGTGCCGGTGGTGGTCTTAACATTGGTTAATTAAATGAACGCTAAAAGCAGGTACGATCATCTATCTAGCTACCGTTCTCAATTTCTAGACACAGCGGTTGAGTGCTCAAAGCTCACCATTCCTTACCTCATCCAACGTGATGAGTTCAGAGTTACACATCAAACCCTCAAGCAACCTTGGCAATCCGTAGGTGCTAAGGGGGTAGTGACACTTGCATCCAAGTTGATGCTGTCCCTCCTACCTCCCCAAACTACGTTCTTCAAGCTGCAGGTACGTGACGACAAGCTAGGCACTGAGCTGCCTGCTGAGATCCGTTCCGAACTTGACCTGAGCTTTGCTAAGATGGAGCGTATGGTGATGGATTCGATTGCTGCTTCCAGTGATCGTGTCGTTGTTCACCAAGCTCTCAAGCATCTGGTGGTTGGTGGTAACGCGCTGATTTTTATGGGTGAGGAAGGGTTGAAACATTACCCACTGAATCGCTACGTTGTCGATAGAGATGGTAACGGTAACGTAATTGAGATCGTAACCAAAGAACTAATTAACAAACAACTTCTACCTGATGACATTCTTAAAGATCCTCCGACCGTCATGGACGAGAGCTTTGCACATGAGGATGACGTAGAAGTTTATACACATGTACGCCTAGACAACAATCGTTGGCTATGGTATCAGGAAGTCTATGGTAAAAAGATTCCTAAATCAGACAGCAAAGCTCCAAAGGATGCTAGTCCTTGGCTTGTACTGCGTTTTAATTCTGTCGATGGCGAGAACTATGGACGGGGTAGAGTTGAGGAATTCTTGGGAGATCTTAAGTCGCTTGATGCACTCGCCCAGTCCCTCGTAGAAGGCTCTGCAGCAGCCGCTAAGGTCGTCTTCGTGGTATCACCCTCAAGCACGACTAAAGCCCAAACGCTGGCGAAGGCAGGCAATGGTGCGATCGTTCAAGGTAGACCTGATGACATTGGTGTTATTCAAGTCGGTAAAACGGCAGACTTTAGCACCGCTATGACCATGATGCAACAGCTTGAGCGCCGCTTGGCTGAGGCATTCCTTATTCTTACAGTGAGACAGTCCGAACGGACTACTGCTGAAGAGGTCCGTCTTACTCAGCTTGAACTTGAACAACAGCTTGGCGGTTTGTTCTCGCTGTTGACTGTTGAGTTCCTTCTTCCTTACCTCAATCGTAAGATGCTGGTGCTGCAACGCAGTGGTCAGCTTCCACGGATCCCTAAAGATCTTGTGAATCCAACCATCGTTGCTGGTATCAACGCTTTGGGTCGTGGTCAGGATCGTGAGTCTCTCACTTCCTTTATCATGACCATTGCTCAGACGCTTGGACCTGAAGCACTGATGCAGTACATTAATACTGATGAAGTGATTAAACGTCTGGCTGCTGCACAAGGTATTGATGTTCTCAACCTTGTCAAGTCTATGGATCAGATTAACGCTGAACGAGACGAAGCAGCTCAAGCAGAAGAGGATATGATTATGGCACAACAAGCTGGTCAAATGCTCAAATCACCCCTGGCTGATCCATCCAAGAACCCAATGGCAGGTGAAACTGTCAACGCGGTAATGGGTGAGGAAGTCATTCCCCCAATGCAATAACTATGGCAGAAATTCTATCCTACGATCCTAGCTCTGATCCTGAAATTGTTGGTGCCGTTGAAGCCGATCAGGCTGAGTCACTTGCAATAGGCGAGGAAATGATCCAACAAGCCGAGCAACGGCTAGCTGGGAAGTACAAAGATGCACAAGAGCTTGAAAAAGCTTACATCGAACTTGAAAAGAAACTAGGTTCACGCGATGCAGAAGAAGAAACGTCGGAACCAGAAGCTCAAGATCAGCAAGAACCGTCTGAGTATGCTACGCAAATCGACGCCATTAGTCGGGCTGCGGAAGAGTATGAGTCGAAAGGTGAGCTGAGTTCTGAGACTCTTGCTGAGTTTGAGAAAATGTCATCGAAGGAATTGATCCAAGCATACTTCCAGTATGAACAGGGTCTTCCTGCAAACGACGCACCGCAAGGTGCAGAGCTAAGTCAATCTGACATTAATCAAATTCAAAACTCTGTGGGAGGTGAAGCCGCCTATCAACAGCTTGTTGGTTGGGCAGCACAAAACTTCTCACAATCTGAGATCCAAGCCTTTGACAATGTTGTAGACTCTGGTAATGTAGATGCTATCAACCTGGCTCTCGCTGGGTTGAAGGCACGTTACACTGATGCCAATGGCTACGAAGGAACAATGATTCAAGGTAAGGCTGCAGCTCCTGCTGACACATTCAAGAGTCAAGCAGAAGTTGTACGGGCAATGTCCGATGCTAGGTACGATCGTGACCCGGCATACCGTGACGAAATCATGCAGAAGCTCGCCCGCTCTGATCTTAAATTCTAATGAACGACACAAACATTTGGGCCAAAGAGCCACCCCTTATTATGACCGACCATCCCTACGGTGTCCCACATAACGAACGAGCTGAGCAGCTCAACGGTCGCCTTGCTATGCTTGGCGTCATGGCTGCTCTTGGCGCTTACGCGCTGACTGGTCAAATTATCCCTGGTATCTGGTAATGCCCCAAGGTAAAGGAACCTACGGTTCACAGAAAGGTCGTCCGCCTAAGAAAGGGACGAAAAAGTAATGGCTAAACGTGGTCTTTACGCAAATATCCACGCCAAACGTCTTCGGATTAAACAAGGCAGTGGTGAAACAATGAGAAAGCCTGGGTCTAAAGGAGCGCCTACGGCTGCACAATTTAAACGCTCCGCTAAAACTGCTAAGAAAAAGTAACACTAACTTCATGAAATTCCTTGCTATCCTCCCTGCAACTCTGATCGCCGCTGCTCCCGCAATGGCTGGTCCCTATGCTAACATCGAAGCCAACAGTGGTTTCACCGGTTCTGACTACACTGGCACTGCTACCGATTTCCACCTGGGTGTGGAAGGTGCATCTGGTGTTGCCTCTTATGGTATCCAAGCTGGTCCTACTGTTGTCTCCCCTGACGGCGGTGAATCCGAAACCATCCTGACTGGTAAGGTCTTCGGCTCTGTTGCTGCTAGCGATAAGCTTTCTGTCTACGGCGAGATCTCTGCTGCCTTTGACGACGTGAATTCCTATGGCACTAAGGCTGGCGTGAAGTACGCTTTCTGATAAAGTATGGGGTTGGACTGGATAAGCGCCTTGCCAACCCCTATTAAAGTGCGCTCATACATACCCGAACAAACACACGCACTTACTACTTTAATGACTGCTTCAATCGCTTTGAAAAAACAGTCAAGTGCCTGGGATCAATTTTGTGACTGGGTAACTTCGACTAATAATCGTCTTTATGTTGGCTGGTTCGGAACACTGATGATTCCGTGTCTCCTTGCCGCTACTATTTGTTTCATCGTAGCATTCGTTGCTGCGCCACCTGTTGACATTGATGGAATCCGTGAACCCGTCGCAGGCTCCTTGCTGTATGGTAACAACATCATATCAGGAGCCGTCGTTCCGAGCAGCAATGCCATCGGACTACACTTCTACCCAATTTGGGAAGCTGCTTCACTTGATGAATGGCTGTACAACGGGGGTCCATTCCAACTCGTTGTCTTCCACTTCCTCATTGGCGTCTATGCTTACATGGGACGAGAGTGGGAACTTAGCTATCGACTAGGGATGCGTCCCTGGATCTTCGTTGCCTACTCCGCTCCTGTCGCTGCAGCTACCGCAGTGTTCCTTGTCTATCCCTTCGGTCAGGGTTCTTTCTCTGACGCTATGCCCCTTGGTATCAGTGGAACGTTCAACTACATGCTTGTCTTCCAAGCCGAACACAATATCCTTATGCACCCTTTCCATATGCTTGGGGTTGCTGGGGTATTTGGTGGCAGTCTTTTTAGTGCTATGCACGGAAGCCTCGTCACATCCTCACTTGTTCGGGAGACTACGGAAGACGTATCCCAGAACTATGGTTACAAATTTGGACAAGAGGAAGAGACCTATAACATTGTAGCAGCACATGGCTATTTCGGACGACTCATCTTCCAGTACGCGAGTTTTAACAACAGCAGAAGTCTACACTTTTTTCTGGCTGCTTGGCCTGTTGTTGGTATTTGGTTCGCTGCCCTTGGTGTTAGCACGATGGCTTTTAATCTTAACGGCTTTAATTTTAACCAGTCCCTTCTTGATAGTCAGGGACGTGTGGTTCGTACTTGGGCCGACATTCTTAACCAAGCGAACCTGGGATTTGAAGTCATGCACGAGCGCAACGCTCACAACTTCCCTCTGGACCTTGCTTCTGTTGAGGCAACTCCGGTGGCTCTATCCGCCCCAGCCGTAGGCTAATCTCCCGTCCGTTCATCCCTCACAAAGGGACGCATGAAGTTTGATCATGGAACGGGGGTCAAACACTTGGAGATTATCATGACTACTCAAGTCACCTACAAGTATCGCGGCGTTTCTTACACTAAAGTGGTAGTCCGTTAAAGCGGCATTGGGAGGTGCAAACCCTCCCTTACCTATTGGCGTTGGCCTCTACGGAGATACCCTTCGCCGTCTAGACGGTGGG